TCATCAACCTTATCTTCTGATACTTCGGCTGCTTTTTCCAGAGTCTCGGCAGGAACGTCTTCTGCTACTGCATCTTCTGCAGGAGCCTCAACTGGAGCTGCATCTTCTGCAACAACGGCTGTCTCTTCAACGGCTACTTCAACTGCTGCATCTACTGCAACATCTTCAGCAACTACGTTTTCTGTATTTTCTGACATTTCATTACCTCCTTCTGCGTTTGCCTGTTTTGCAATTGTTTGTGTTTCAGGCAACGTAAATCTTGAGTGCTTGTACGCATCAAGAATCTTATCAATCTCTTTTGCTTTATTGACATCTGAACTTTCAACCCAACCAATTAGTTGTGCTGGCTTACCAGATACTGGTGAGTCATATGTCTTCTCTGTTGAGATAAAAACAGAGTTACTGTCTTCACAGTAAAAAATATTTTCTGTTACTACTTCAGTTGCAATTCCTTTAAATATCAATTGGCCATTTACCTTTTGAATAGATAGAACATTGCAAAGCTCATTTGCTGGAGAATCTACAATTGATAATTCAATCAAATCGTAATCCTTAATAAATCTTACTGTCTTACCATTCGCCTTGTTAACTTCGTTATCTGACTCATTAATCTTTCCGCCGATTGAGAATCCAGAAAGGGTGCCGTCTAGGACTTTTTCCCATGTGTCTTGTGCGCCTTTTGAAATGTATGCTGTTACGTAAACTCCGTTATAAAACTCTTTAGTTGCTGGGTCGTAAAAAGTTTCTGGCTTGAAAGAAACCATCTTCCCAACTGCAAGAGATCCGTGCATTTCACGAATGTTTCCACGGAAACTTTCAAATGCCTTTACGCTTGCTTCTGCTGTTACAACGTCATTTGTCTGGTCAATATTGTCTAGCGTTGCAAACCCAGAAACTGTTCTCTTTTCACGGTTAACTTTAGTGAAAGGTACAGACAAGTTAATGTCGTTGCCATGGCTAGTCCATAAAGACTTTTCGATATTCATATGCTTAATTTTAGCGACTTATAGATAAAAAGGCAAATAACAGTTGAGTAGAGTTAGTCAACCTGTCTTCCGTCGCCCTTGGCATTTCTTCCTTCTCCAGAATTATCTGGGGAGGTTGCCTGTCGGTCTTGGGATCTTTGTCTGGTATTTCCAGCTTGAGCTGTCTGCTCTGCGGCATCCTGACCCTTTAAATCTACTACTTCGTCCCCGCCATCAAGAGGAATCATACCCTTTCTAATTCTAACTTCATTAGGGGTAATTACTTGCATTCTTAAATATCTTTCGTCAATCTTAGACTGGGTGTCTTCGTCAGTAAGAGTTAATTCATTAAATTTAAGGGTTAATGCGTCTGTCTTTTCCTCAAATATTTTATTTAATTTTTTCTCTAAAATCATTTGTGCTGGTCGGCAAACCTGCTCTTTAAATGTTTTATCTGCATCTCTTGCTACCGCTAAATTAACTCCCTCTGGGGTTCCAATTTTATTAATTGGTACACGGTGGGCCAGCAGGATTTCATCTCTATTTGATTTGCGATAAACATTAAATGAAGACTCCTGTGGGTTTGCCTCAACAGGCTCCATTTTAAATTCGGTTTTTGAGTCTGGAGTATCTCCTGGAAGTGGAATATATAAGGACCTGTGATTCTTTCCTTTTAATCCAACTTGGAAAAACTCAAGCAATTTACGCTCTGACTCTGGAGAAAGCTTTGCTCCCTTTACAGTAATAATATATCTTGGAACCGCCTTGTTTTCAAAGTAATCAAGGTTGTATCTTCCAGATAATTCGTTACCTGCCAAGGAAACCTGAGCTGCAATAATATCTGCAACTCCGTAATAGTTGTTCATTGGGGTATACTTCTTTAAATGAATAATTTCGTTTGGGCGATCTTCTTGTCCAGCAATCGGGTTCTCTGTTTCTGAATCCCCAAAGTTGTTAAAATATACTGCCTTTCCGTAAAGCAATTGAATAAAGCCGTCTCTAAGTCTACGCACACGCATAGTCTTTGCTGGAATGTGCCCTATGTATCCGATGTTTCCCGCTGTGGTTCTACCTATTTCAATGTAGCCGTTTCCAGTTGCTTCGTAGTCTGTAAACACCTTAATTAATGTTTGAGTAAATGTATCTTCATCATTTGTTGTATCAAGCCATGAGTGCAGATCTTGTCTTAATTTGCTTAGCTTTCTACGTGCTCTTTCAAGAGACTTATCATCTGTAAGGGAATCAATAGCATCGTTTGTTTTCTTTGTTTCTATAAAATCATATCCTAACCCAACAATGTTTGCTACCTTAGCATTAATTGCGGCATAGTTGTATGTTGAAATCTCGTATACCTTTGAAAGATATTCTAGGTTGTATGGAGGCTCTACTAAGTCAAACATTGCATAGCCAGTGATTGCTTGTGCTAATAGGTTTTGCTGTGTTCCAGTTTCTTCTCTGCCTGTAAATGACTTAGAAAACTCTCTGTTAATTTTACGCTTAAACGAAGCCCCTAGCCCTCTTACTTTTTTTAAATCTTCTAGGCCTGCTGAAAATGGGTCGCTTGTTATCTCATTTTTTTCTAGCGAAAACCAGTCCGCGTTGTTTGAAATATTAATTATGTTTTCTGAGTTATCTTCATCAAGAAATTCTGCGCTCATCTTATCCCCTTTAGCTTTTTCATTTCGTCTTTATAGTTACCAATATCAAATGGATCAGGAACTAGTCCCCAATCGAGTCTTTGTTTTTGGTGCTCAAATTCTTCATCATCAATTTTCCTTCTAGCGGAAAGAAATTTAGGCCCGCCTTCGTATATGCCGAACGTGCAAACTTCTCTAGCCAAAGCATCGATGTTGGCTCTATTTCCTTTTTTGGACGTGATCGAAAGAAAGTTCCCATCATCATCTCCAATCCATCTGCCATCTGGCATTTCCCAGACATAGATGCCAAGTATAGACTCTTCTTCAAGAATCTTGCTATTCGTTCTGTTGATATCCATAGGACTTTATTTTACCATTATTGTCTACTCAAGTCCAGCTTTTTGTCACCCAATGTGACAGATTATTGGTTCTGAAGCACAATCCAGTCATTATCATAAAACTCAACAGAGCTTTCTGTCAATGTCATGGACGAATCATCTGCTACTGTTGCTGATTTTCCAATATGCATGTTGTAATTAGATAATGCCATAGGGGCCGAGAAGGCTACTGGGTAATAAGAAATATATTGGTACAGGCTAGAAGGTCCTCCTGTTGCCGAATGATTAAACAGCATTTGCCCTGTAATTGGTCCGCTTGTTACAATCACAACATGATAAAGCTCGTTTGCGGTGAATACAGAACTTACATTTGTTTGAGAAGTCCGATCTACACCGTTAACATAAATAGCAGATATATTAGATTTAGTAATAGTTCCATTTGTTACCCATGAGTATCTTGCGGCTACAAAGTCTCCGCTTGCCGTACTTGATAAAATAGAATTTGAGGTAAGGTCTGATAGGGTTAAAAAAAATTCTACTGTTCTAGTTGATTCTGCGGTATTGATTTTAAATCCTGATCCGCCTGCCGTTGTTAATCCATTTAGCTTTTGGCGGGATAAAATAGGATATTTAACTCTTCCCAGAGTAATGTCTTTTGAGGCAAATCCAGATGTGCCCTCTATTGTATAAATATAATCAGGGTTACTTATTGAGTAAAGAACCTGATCTTTGTAGAAGCACATAAGTAGGCTATATAGCCTTGGAATAAATTTACTTGTATCCGATGAGGCAAATGTTATCTCAAGATAAAGGGTTCTTCCAGAACTAAATGATCCTAATTTGAATTGAGGAATTGCTCTTCCATTAATACACGATTCCCATGTTGTTCCATCTGTAGAAGTTCTTACAGAGACCCCATTATCGCCGTTCCACTCTATCTTAGAGGAGTCCAAATCGAATCCTGCAGGAATTGCTATGGCATCTACTACAACCACGCTCTTAGAGGCTGCAGAGGCCGTTTTATTAATTTCAAGGCATTTCTCTTGTGTGTTATAAATTATATCTTCTGAGGCAAAAATTTCTAGGGGCTTATTGGCAGGATAGGCAAAATTAAATTGCTTACTTACGCTATCATCATATATTTCAAACAATGTCCCACTCTGTGGGTATGAAACCTGAAAAGGTGATGTTGTGCCAGAGTAGTTGAAATGTTCTAAAGTTTTATCTAGTCCTAGGGCATATCTATATACTGCTGGAGCATCTGCAATAAACGAATCAGATGCATTTCCTGTTGGACCTAATTTTAATGTAATTGTTGGGCTAGTAAACTTATAATTAGTTAAAGGCTTGCTTGCTGCAAATTTGCCATTTACATATAAAGACATTTCTGTAATAGAATATGTGGCTACAATATGATGGGACTGGCTTATATTAGGTAAAGTGTAATCAAGTCTTTCCGCCTCAAGTTTAAATACTATATTTCCTTTTTCATAAAAAATACCGATATTTTTTGCTGAGTCTGCAAATATGCTTGTCAGACCAGCCGTTGTAATTTTAGGATATAGCCACACTTCTAATGAAAATGCATTATCTGATGAGTTGTTATCTGCAAATCCGCCATCTGCAGTAGATCCATAATAATCTTTAGTTACGGGCAGAGTTACATAAGAAGTATTAGTTATTTTTGTACCGCTTGATCCTCCTGAAACTAAAGGTATAATGTTAGACGCAAAGCTACCACTATATATTCCATTATTTCCGCATCCAGATATATCTGCTGCTAATGGAATACTAAATGCTCTTACTGGAATTGCAACCATAACATTTCTACTTTGTGTTGGGCTGCCAGCATCAGATTGATAAACCCAAGGGCCACCTGGATTTTGATAAAATGCTACAAAAGAATTAGTTGTTGCTGTTGAAGACATTACAAGTTTATAGCTTTGCCAATTATTTGGTATGCTTGAAATTTGAGATACTCCAGAGTTAAGAACCCACCCAAGCTCTGTAGATGCAGGTAGATACCAATCGGTATAACCATTTTTTACATAATCTAAACAATATCTAAATGCATAATTGTTATCTGAAGTTATAGCAATTCCTAGATTTGTAGTATTTTGTAAACCATTTGTTGTGCTTGATGCATTTGCTGAAGGATAATTAAATCCATCTGGACCAAAATTTTTGAAGGCTGCTGCATCAAAATCTGCTTCTAAATATCTTCCCCAAGAAAGATTAGAACCTGCATCATAAACTATAATTCCTCCTGCTGGCCCAACATCTCCAACAGAGTAGCTTGACTTAATGGGGTTTTCGTCCACTGGCCAAAAGCCAATAGGATGATCATTCATTACTTTAAGTTGATAGCTCATAATTCCATTAT